GATTACGAAAAATGTGCAGACCTACTCGAAATTTTAAAGGCTTATGAGTCTAAAAAATAGGTAGAATAGATACATTAGAAGGTGGAGACAATTAACAGACAGGTTTTTGAGGATGCTTTAAAAAGCATGGAGATCTATGGGATTAATGGAATGAAATCACCCAGGATATTAGCCAACCGTAATATTATAAAGGAATCATTTATTAGATACTACGAATCCACTGAGGAATTCGAGAAGTGCAAATACATAGTTGGTTTCTTTGAAGATTTGGAGAAAGAGATAGAGTCAACAAATAAGGATAAAAAACCGTCAAGAGCCAAAAATAATTCTTCTAGTCAGGAGAACTAATCCAGTACCACATTATCGAAACATTTGGTATTGTATTGAATATAATTGTTATCAAAAACAAACAAATCAATTAATGAAGTTTTCAGAATTATCTCCGGAACAAATATTTGAGATTTCCAAAATATATTGGGATCGAAAAATGGGATGGGACGAAAGAATGGAGGCTCTCAGTCAGTATCTAGGAAAGTCCGAAAGAACAGTTCAGAAATGGATATCCAAATTAGGTATTACTGAGAAATCGATTCAGGAATCCCCGCAGCTAATTAGGGCTAAGGAAAAGAAGTTCAATAAAAGAAGGAAAAGATTCATTGTAACATGGGCTCAGAATGACACACCGGTCCACGAGAATCTTATATGTAATATAGAGACTTACGCAAAACACATCAATGCAGACATACATGTCATAGCAGGAAGATACAAAAATCCAACCTCCATTTTTACTGATAAAAAATACGAGCAGTGGTCGGATAGAATTATAAAATATCTGGATGCCAATAGACACGAGATCCATAAGTACATGTGGATCATGTCCGATGTTAAGATCCAGCCAACCGCAGTGGACCCTATGACAGGTCTTCAAGGAATGACCGGGATAAATTCATGTATATTCGGATCCCCTAAGGTACAGCTAGAAACAATACCAGTTCTGGAGGGTAATTTACCCAAGATTATGATGACTACCGGTGCATGTACAGTAAAGAACTATACGGATTCAAAATCTGGTAAAAAAGGGGAATTCCACCACACACTAGGTTTCGTTGTTGTTGAAATAAAGGACGATGAAACCTTTTTTGCGAGACAGGTAACAGCCAACGATTCAGGTGATTTTACTGATCTCTATTATAAGGTGGAGTATGATCCGGATGCTGATCAAAGTCTAGTTAATAAAATAGATAGGGTGTCTGCAGTTATATTAGGAGATCTACACTATGGACAGCACGATCAGGAGGTAATCAACTCAACTCTTGAGATGTTTGGTAATATCCATCCCGATTATGTAGTACTACATGATGTTTTCGATGGTCTTTCTATAAATCACCACGAATCAAATGATCCTTTCGTTCAATATCATCGTGAGATAGAAGGTACTAATTCTCTTAGAAATGAGATAGATGCCATGCTAAATGGTCTGGAGGAATTCAGAAACTATAAAACAGTTATAGTAAGAAGTAACCATGATGATTTCTTAGATAGATGGTTAAAGAACACCGACTGGAGAAAAGCAACTACAATGAAGAATTCCATAGAATATATGGAGTTTAGTACGTTGCTTCTTAAAGGAGAAGCACCAAATGGAATCATCCCATATCTAGTAAAACAAAAATTCCCAGATTTCATTACTCTAGGAAGAAGCGACAGTTTTGTTGTAAAGGACTGGGAGTTAGGCCAGCATGGTGATATTGGTTCAAACGGAGCCAGAGGTTCCCTTTTACAATTCAGAAAATTGAATAGAAAATTAGTGGTAGGTCACTACCATTCACCAGGAAGAAAAGACGGAGCACTTTCTGTTGGTACCTCTACTAAATTAAGAGTAAATTACAATCTAGGACCTAGCGGATGGCTACATTCACATGTGATTATACATGATGACGGTAAGGCACAGCACATAAACTTTATAAAGGGTGGATTTACCACTCTAAAGAATTAATATAGGGTCCAGATAGAAATGCTAATTTGGATATATAATTTAAAAAAATCTAAATTATGATAATCTACAAAACTACCAATTTGATAAACGGGAAGATATACATAGGGCAAGACACCAATAACGATCCGAATTATATTGGTTCAGGAAAAATAATTAAGGAAGCAATTAAAAAATACGGAAAGTCTAGCTTTGTTAAGGAAATTCTGGAAGAATGTAAAACTATAGATCAACTGAACGAGAGAGAGATTTATTGGATCTCTTTATTTAATTCAACCGATAATAAGATAGGCTATAATATACTAAGGGGTGGTCTGGGATCTAAAGGATTTAAACAATCACCTGATGTTATAGAAAAGATAAGAGAAAATAGCAATTCCGATAAATTTAAGAAAATTATGTCTTCTCCAGAAGTTTCTTCTAGGATATCTGAGGGACAATTAAAATCGGAAAAAAAGAAGAAGTTACATTCTTCTGAGGAATACAGAGAAAAAATGAGCAAAGCTCTTAAGGGTAGGACTTTTACCGACGAGCAGAGAAAAAAAATATCAGAAAGCCTGAAGGGAAAGAAAAAAACCGAGGAACACATAAAAAATCTATCGGATTCTCTGAAAAACAGCGAAAAAATAAAAGGAGAAAAAAACCCATTCTATGGAATGAAACATTCCGAGGAAACAAAGGATAAAATAAGAAAATCAATCCAAAGTAAAAATAATGATAGAAAAAAATAATCCACCTCTTCTTCGCGAGCTAAAGTTTATTGCTGGCGTTGATGAGGTGGGCTGAAGGCCGTGGGTGCATCTCAGGCCCGGTTGTTGCTGCCGTTGTAATACTACCAGAAGGTTTTTACGATCCCAGAATCAAAGATAGCAAGCTAATCAAAAGCCAGAAGAAGAGAGAGGAAGCAGAGCTAATCATAAAAGATAATGCTATATCTTGGGGAATAGGAGCTAGCTCTCCACAGGAGATTGATCAGATTAACATTCTCCAGGCAACATTTCTAGCTATGAAAAGAGCTATTGATGCCTGCTCTAAAACACCAGATTTTCTTTATGTGGACGGAGACAAATTTCCCGGATATAAAGGCATTCCCTATGAATGCGTCATAAAGGGAGATTCCAAGATACATTCAATTTCAGCAGCATCAATTTTAGCTAAGGTCCATAGGGATAAGCTTATGAGACAGTTGGGAATAGAATATCCATCTTATAAATGGGAAACCAATGTTGGGTATGGTACTGCCGATCACATCTCTGAAATAAAAAAATCTGGATTAACTAAACACCACAGAAAATCTTTTTGTCTAAACTTTATAAAATAAATACTATGGAATCACAAGAAATCAACCAACCCATGTCAGAAGCTGAAGAAATGAAAATCCTAGGAATAGAGGAATTTGATAGAGCGGAGTGGGTTTTTCAATTTGATGACGAGGATCCTATTGTTATTGCTTGGAGCAACAGCAAAGAAGAACCAGGAGAATTATCTTTCGTACTTAAAGCTAATAGCGAAAGCAATCTAACTTTTAGATCTGTTGATGGATCTAAGAAGATGCAGATTTTTGCCAGACGAATGCCAGACGAAAGAAGAGATGAACTGGACGAGCTTCAGAGAATTGAACAGGAAAATATAGAAAAAATAAACCAAAACGAGGTTAATCAATAATGATCATGAATAACGTCAAATTCGATTTCGATGATATCCTAATTCAACCCACGATAGTTAGCGATATATCTTCACGCAGTGAGATTACAGTTACCTATGGTGATGGATATCTTCCTCTATTTACTGCTCCTATGGATACAGTGGTTAGTGAGAATAACATTGAGATTTTTCAGTCTAGAGGTATAAGAGTTGTGAAACCGAGAACCATGAATACCCCATATAGCGGTTACGGAACCGACTTTAATGAATTCATCTCTCTAGGACTAGAAGATTTCATTAAGGTATATCTAGGAGAAGAAAGGAACCGATACGATGACCAGATGTTTATTCTGATTGACATTGCAAATGGACACATGAGAAAGCTTCTTGACTCCGTTAAGAAGGCTAAAGAAATATATGGGGATTCATTAATTCTCATGGTGGGCAACGTTGCCAATCCTAAGACGTATTCCGATCTTTCCGAAGCTGGTGCTGATTTCGTAAGAGTTGGGATAGGAAATGGTGGGGGGTGCTTGACAACAGTTCAAACCGGAGTCGGATACCCGATGGCATCCTTAATTAAAGAATGCTACATCGAAAGCTGCTTAATGGACAC